TCACTGGATTTGTAGAGACTAAGAAAGCTAAAGCTGAATCTAAACTAGTAGAAATAAAAGCAAAGACTGCACTGCGCGAAAAGCAAATAGCCGGCGAAGTTTCGTGGGAAGCATCAGCCGTGGACCAAATGAAAGGGTCGTGGAAAGACGAACTAATTTTAATTTGCCTTTTGGCTCCGGCCGTAGCCGTATTTTTTCCAGGAATGACTCATCATATAGAAGCTGGGTTTGTTGCACTTCAGCAACTTCCGGATTATTATAAACATTTATTATACATCGCCTGCTCAGCAAGCTTCGGCATCAAGGGAGCTAAAGGTGCTGTAGGATTATTTACAAAGAAAAAATGACACCGGAAAGGTTATCTGCATGGAGAATTTTTCCCAGGTTATTAATTACATTATATGGAATTTCATTCTGGCGTACAACAGAATGGTTTATGAGTTTACCAGATCCAACAAACGCACAATCAGCTTTTGTGTCAGTCGTTGTCGGAGCTGGTGCCGCATGGTTTGGCCTCTATGTTGGTGGTACTAAACACGCAACAGTTAAAGTGGAGAATAAATCATGACTAAAAAATCAAAAGCAGATATTAATAAAAACGGAAAAATAGAAGGTTGGGAAGCAGCTAGATCAAACGCAATTAATAAATCTATGCGTAGTAAAAAAAAGATGGGTGGAACAGTAGTTACACCAAGAGGATTTAATTTAATGATGCCTAATAAAAGACCTATAACTAAAATTTATTAATGGTTAAGAAAAAGTCTAAATCACAAAAAAGAAAAGAAAAATCAGATAAAAATCCAAAAGGCATAGCAAAAGGCTGTGGTATGGTGATGGAAAACAGAAGAAAAAAAACAAAGTATGCCTAAAACTGCAGCATGGACAAGGAAAGCAGGTAAAAGCCCTTCAGGCGGTTTAAATGCTAAAGGACGTGCAAGTTATAAAGGTGGAAAATTAAAAGCTCCTACTAAGTCTAAGACTAGTGGTAGACGTAAATCTTTTTGTGCTAGAATGTCTGGTATGAAGAAAAAATTAACAAGTGCTAAAACAGCTAGAGACCCAAATTCAAGGATTAATAAATCGTTGCGAAAATGGGATTGTTAATATAAAACAACTTTAAGGAGATAACTATGGTTGGAAAAATTATGTCAAGACCCGAAAAAAGAAAAACACCGGGTAAAAAAATGATGACTACTACTTATAAAACTGGTGGAAAAGTTAAAAAAGCTACTGGCGGAAGAGTAAAAAAAATGGGTGGCGGATACAATGCTAGATTAGATGATTCTATGGGAGCAAAAAACGGAAGTAAAACTCAATCTATGGCTGCTAGAAGAAACGAATCTAAAGGCATGGAAAAAGCAATGGGTAAAGGTGCTTATTCTGGTGATAAACAGATGGCTGCAAAGGGTGGCAGAATTAAAAAATCAAAAGGTGGATCAACTAGAAAGAAGTAGTTCATGGAAGACGTAACCGCGATTTACGCAATCCTTAAAAGATTGCGTGCGCGCAAAGAAAATTTAAAAGATGTAATTGCAGCAGGCTTGCCAAGTATGGAAGAGTATGTTAAAGCAGTAGGTGAGCACAAAGCTTACACAATAATGGAACAGGAGATTCAAGACCTGCAGAAAGATGAGGATAACGATGACAGAAAAGGAACTGCCAAAGCGTAGATTTGCTTTAGAAGAAAAAGATTTAGCTGTAGAAGCTGATGAAAATAATAAAAAAGCTGAAAAAAAAGAAAATCGTTTTCTTAAAAAGCTACAAGAAGATGCTACTGCTGATATAGAGCACTTACCAACCGATAAAGTATTAGAAAGATTGCCAGATCCAACTGGATGGCGTCTTTTAGTATTACCATACAAAGGTCAAGGTAAAACAAAAGGCGGTGTTATATTAACAGATCAACATATGGAAGAGCGTGGCTATACAACAGTCACGGCTTTAGTTCTTAAAATGGGCCCAGACTGTTATAAAGATGAAAAGAGATATCCACATGGACCGTGGTGCAAGAAAGGTGATTGGATTATATTTGGTCGCTATGCTGGATCAAGGTTTGGGATAGAAGGTGGTGAAGTGAGAATACTTAACGAGGACGAGATAATTGCTGTGGTAAAAGACCCAGAGGATATCTTGCAATATAAATAAACAGGAGTAAAATATGCCTGCAATAGAAACGCAAGCCGAAGCTGATGAAAAGATGGTTGATTTACCATCGACTGGCTCATCTGTAGATGTCAAATTAGATGATACAGATGTAAAAGTTAACAAAGAAGACGATGTTGAAGTAGTCAACGAATCTAAAGAAGTTGTAGTTGAGAAAACAGCTTCTGAAGGTGAAATGGAAGATTATGGAAAAAAAGTACAATCCCGTATAGACAAACTAACTAAAAAAGTCAGAGAAGCTGAAAGACGTGAAGCTGCAGCTGTTGAATTTGCACAAGGCGTTCAACACGAAGCTAATAATTTAAAAGGTCGTGTAAGTAATTTAGACCGTGGTTACATAGCTGAATATGAGCAACGTGTAAAAGCTGAAACTGAAGATACTAAAGCTAAATTAAAATCTGCTATGGATAATGGAGATTCTGACGGTGTAATCGCAGCACAGCAAGATTTAGCAAGATTGGCTGTAGAAGCAGAAAGAGCTAAAGCTACTATTGCTCAAAGACAAAGAATGGCAAAAGCTGCTCAAAGTCCAGCTGCAGATCAATATCAGCAACCAAATCAACAACCACAATATCAACCACCTCCTCCTGCACCAGATCCTGCAGCAGAAGATTGGGCTGAAAAAAATGAATGGTTTGGTAAAGATGAACCAATGACGCTAACAGCATTTTCTATTCACCGTAATTTGATAGAAGAAGGTGTTGACCCATCTTCAAATTCATACTATAGTGAACTAGACATAAGATTGAGGAAAAATTTTCCTCATAAATTTGAACAACAAGTTTCGCCTACTCAAACGGTTGCTTCTGCAAACAGAGGTGGTCCTGTAAGGCGCAAAGGCACTGTGAGACTCACACCCTCACAAGTAGCTATAGCTAAAAAACTAGGTGTGCCACTAAGCGAATATGCGAAGTACGTGAAGGAGTAATGCATATGAATACAATTAAAAAAGATAAATTACCATCACGCGAGACTGAAACCAGAGAGAAAACTTCTCGAAGGAAACCGTGGTCTCCACCATCACAACTAGACGCACCACCTGCACCTGCTGGATTTAAACACAGATGGGTAAGGGCCGAGTCTGTAGGACAGCAAGATCAAAAAAATGTTTCTGCTAAACTACGAGAAGGTTGGGAATTTGTTCGTGCAGACGAATACGATACCAACATTTGGCCACAAATTGATTCAGGTAAATATGAAGGTGTTATAGCTGTTGGAGGTTTAATGCTAGCAAGGATTCCGCTAGAGACTGTTAAAGAACGTGCACAACATTTTGCGCGAGTAACGCAAGATAAAGATGATGCGATCGCTAACGATCCTCTAAAGGACCAACATCCTAGTATGCCTGTTTCGAGAGAAAGCAGGTCGCAAGTTAGTTTTGGTGGCAAAAAATCTAGTTAGATTTTAACCCCCTAAATTACAATTTTACTTTATCCATTAGGGATGAAGTATAACAATTTACTGTGAGGAAAAAATCATGGCTAATAAAGATGCGCCATTTGGTTTTAGACCTGTAGGAAAACTTGGAAGTGACATTAATAATTCTGGAACTTCTAAGTATAAAATCGTTGCAGGCGAATCAGACGTTATTTTCAAAGGTGACGTTGTACAATTAGAAACTTCTGGTTGTATAACTGTTAGTGGTAATACTACTACTACAAACATCGGAGTTTTTAACGGTTGTTTCTACAACGATCCAACTACACAAAAACCAACATGGTCAAATTATTACCCGGGTAGCATTACGCCTACTGTGGGTGAAATAGACGCGTTCGTTTATGATGATCCAAACATGCTCTTCGAAGTTCAAGCTAATGCAACCATAGCACAAACAGCAGTTGGAGATAACTGCGATCAAGTTTATGCTGCTGGTTCTACTATCAATGGACAGTCTAAATCTGAACTAGGCGCCGTCGCTGGCGGTACAGCTCAATTTAGAGTAGTGAGAATCTGCGAAGACCCAGATAACAGTGACATTGCAAGTGCAAATTCAAATTGGATCGTAAGATTCAACGAGCATCTGTACTACAATAACGCTGCTGGAATTTAACCTATAGGAGATATTGAACAATGGTAATTTCAAGAATGCAATTGGTCAAGGAACTCGAACCAGGGTTAAATGCACTGTTCGGGTTGGAATACGACCGATACGAAAATCAAGACAAAGAAATATTCGATTCAGAATCATCTGATCGTGCTTTCGAAGAAGAAGTAATGCTCGGCGGTTTCGCCAATGCAGCTGTAAAGCCGGAAGGCCAAGGTGTGACTTATGAAGACGCACAAGAAACTTACACTGCTAGGTACACTAACGAGACTATTGCTTTAGCTTTTGCACTGACAGAAGAAGCTGTAGAGGATAATCTTTACGATAAACTTAGCACTCGCTATACTAAAGCATTAGCGCGTTCTATGGCTAACACTAAACAAGTTAAAGCTGCAAACATTCTTAACAGAGCGTTTAATGCTTCTTTTCTTGGTGGGGATGCAAAGGAGCTTTGTGCTACTGACCACCCAACTCTTAGTGGAAACCAAAAGAACGAGCTTACAACTGCAGCTGACTTAAACGAAACTTCGCTTGAGCAGATGTTAATTGATATTGCTGATATGAAGGATGAAAGAGGATTAAAGATTGCTCTTAGAGGCATGAAAATGATCATTCCAGTAAACCTTCAGTTTGTAGCTGAGAGACTAATGAAATCTGCCGGTAGAGTAGGCACTGCTGATAATGATATCAACGCAATCAAAAACATGGGAATGGTACCAGAAGGATATGTTGTAAACAACTTCCTTACTGATACTGATGCGTTCTTCATTAAAACAGATGCACCTAATGGACTTAAACACTTTGTGAGAGCTCCAATTAGAACTGCTATGGAAGGCGATTTTGATACTGGAAACGTTAGATACAAAGCCAGAGAAAGATACAGCTACGGCTGGTCTGACTGGAGAGGTATCTTTGGTTCACCAGGAGCTTAATGATCTTTAAAGGGGCGAAATTAGTTCGCCCCTTTATCCTAGTAAACGGTTACCGAGGCTGGCTAGGCAGTACAGTATAGTGACGAGGTAACTAAAGCCCTATACAGGCAAGGAGTATAACAATGGCTACACATTTTAAAGGCCCAGTACTATTCTCAAATGCATCTGCATTTGAAAACTTAAAAATGTCTATGTGGCCCGATCAATTCACCTATATGGATGATTTTGAACAGGGTGCGTTAGACACAACACACAATTGGACTATCGTAAAAGATACAGGTGCATCAGCAGCAATTGCAGCGGATGGCACAGGCGGTGAAGTAAATTTAACTTCAGCAGCTACTACTGATAACGATGGTGCATCAATTCAAGCTAAACAAGAATCATTTGCTTTACCAACTACTGCAGGTGATAAACTTTATTTTGAAACTAGAGCAAAAATATCAGATGCTACACAAACTGATTTCTTAATTGGTTTTACAGAAGCATTTACTACGAATCCAGAAAGCGCTTTGTTATCACAAAACGTTATTGGTTTTGTAAAAGATGATGGATCGGCTATCGTAAAAGGTACTACTGAATCTGGTGGAACTCAAACTTTAGTAGAGTTTGCTGATACTACAAAATCAACAATGGAAAATGACACTTATGTAACTTTAGGACTTGTTGCTACAAAAGGAACAACCTTAAACAAAGTTCAATTTTACATAAACAGAAATTTAGTTGGTACTTCTACTACTAACATTCCAACAGCTAACATGAAAGTGATGGCTATGAGTGTTTCTGGTGATGCTACTGGAACTAAAGTCACTACAATTGACTACATTATGGCTGCGCAAAACAGAAACGTAAGCTATAGTTAAACAAATATAACCGTAGGTGGGGAGTAATGGCCCCACCTTTGTACAAGGGGAATTAATAAAATGGTAGATACCGTAACAACAAGAACATTATTTGACGGAGACAGAAAACTTATTACAAGTTATGTAAACGTCTCTGACGGAACAGGTGGAACAACAAAAATAGTAGATGTTTCAACTTTAACAACTAACAATCAAGGACAGACTTGCACAACAGTTACACTAAATAAAGTTTGGTTTAACGTTTCAGCAGGAGTAACTGCTCCCGTGCAACTTCAATGGGATTTAACATCAGGAACTCAAACACCTTTACTATCTTTAAATTATGATGATACATATGATTTTAGTACTATAGGAGGCTTAGGTAATCCAAAAGAAACCAACTATTCAGGTGACATTGATGTAGTTGTTCCAGGCGCAGCTAGTAGTGGTGAAACATACACTTTAATTTGCGAATGGATTAAAAACTACTAGGAGGTTAGATGGCTTATTCTAATACATATAATTTTAAGTTAAATGTAGAAGAAGCTATTGAAGAAGCATTTGAAAGATGTGGACTTCAAGTTCTAGGCGGTGGTGATTTAAAAACGGCAAGGCGTTCACTTAATATTATGTTAAGTGAATGGTCGAACCGTGGATTAAACTTATGGACTATTGATTATAATTTTTTAACAATGGTGCCAGGTCAAAATTATTATGGTATACCAGTAGATGTTTTAGATATTCTAGATGCTACTGTGACTACTACAGCAGAAGGAACAGGTAATTTAGAAGGTGACAGTCAAACAACTGATGTAACAATTACTAAAATTTCACAAACAGATTACATGAATCTTTCTCGTAAAGAACAAAATTCTGCAGGAGATGCAAGACCTACACAGTTTTGTATGATACCTGGTCAAGTTATTACTAACGGAAGTAGTAACAGTGGAAGACCACAATTTGATATGACACTGTTTTTATACCCAAGCCCTAACATAGCTTATAAATTTAAATATTTTTATATAAGAAGAGTGCAAGATGCAGGTGTTTATACTAATGATTTAGATGTACCTTTTAATTTTATACCTTGTTTAACAGCAGGTTTAGCGTATTATATTGCAATTAAACGTGCACCAGCAATGGTACCAATGTTAAAACAAATATACGACGAAGAATTTGGACGTGCATCCGATACTGATAGGGAAAGAGTAGCTTTCCAAGTTAATCCTGCACAAGCATACATACCATAGGAGGTAATATGCCATGTAAAAATTGTGATCACGAGTGTCATTGTAGTAACGGTGGTTCGTGCTGCGGTGGTCAATGTACTTGCGGTAACTGTGAATGTCAAAAGGAGGACAAATGAGTAACAGAATATATAACACACAAACAACTAATACTAGAGAAGCTTCTAGTAAAAAAATAGGTCATTATGGCAGAGGTCAAAATGATGCACCTGCACCTGTAAAAGCTGCAGTAGTTACTACTAAAGGTAATGCACCATCTAGTATGGGAAAAGAATCTGGAGGTACACCATTTAAATGTGCTGAAGGAAATATAAGTGGCACTGCTCAAGGAATGGGCGCTGCTAAAAAAGGTGGAAAGTATACTTGGATTTAAATGACATACGCTAAAGGAAAATACGCTTTATTTATTTCTGACCGTAGTGGATTGCAATTTCCCTACACAGAAATGGTAACAGAATGGAATGGTGCAAAAGTTCACACAAGTGAATACGAAAAAAAAGCTCCACAAATTCAACCACAAATTCATATGCCTGATCCACAGGCGTTACAATGGGCAAGACCTGCACGCACTGCACCTCCAACAACTAATTTGTTACCACTTAACGCGTTTAGACATGAACCAAGTGTATCTTACATAAAAGTTTATGAACCTGGAAATAATAGATCAACAGGAGATACGGTTAGATTTAGGGACGTGCAAGACGAACAGTTTGGTGTTGATTTAAATCAAGCTACTGGTTTTACTATAACTGTAATAGATGAAGATTTTTATAGTATTCCTACTGGATTAGCTCATGCTGATCCAACAATTGTAGGTGGAGGAGGACAGGCATTTGCAGGGCCAGTTACATTATCAGCATGACAACATATACTGAATTAGTTACACAAATAAGAGATTACACAGAAACAGATTCTAATGTTTTAACAGATACTATTGTTGATGATTTTATTGAACATACAGAAAATAGAATATTAAGAGAGCTTAATATACCAGCTTTTGTTTCCCATCAATTTGCTAACTTTACAGCAAGTAACCCTTTTTTAAGTTTACCAGGCGGAGCTGGTCCAACGCCAGTTTTGTTTGCTACAATTAACAGTCTAATGATTTATTCTGCTGCTGGTACAGGGGATAGAACATTCTTAGAACGAAAAGATGTAAGCTTTATGAATGAATATTGGCCGGATAGAGCAGACACTGGAACACCAAAATATTATTCACAATGGGATGATAATACTGTATACGTAGTTCCAACGCCAGATGCTGCTTATACTGTAGAATTAAGTATGTCTAAATTACCAGACAGGCTTAATGCTAGCACTACAAGCACTTGGTTAAGTAATAACACACCTACTTTATTATTGTATGGTTGTCTTATTGAAGCCTTTAAATATTTAAAGGGTCCAGCAGAAATGCTGCAAATGTACGAACAATCGTATGGTACTTCATTACAAGAAGTAGCTGCGCAATACATGGGTATGGGTAAAAGAGATGCATATCAGTCTGGAGTTATTAGAATTCCAAGACCATCATTTCAACCTGGACTCGGCTCAATTAAATCAAATCAAGGAGGACCACAATAATGGCAATAGGAGCATCAGCGGTCTGTAACAGTTTTAAATCAGAAGTGTTGCAAGCCCTACATAACTTTACGATAGCAGGCGGTGGAGGTGACACATTTAAATTAGCAATGTTTACTAACTCTTCTAGTATATCGGCATCAACAACAGCATACACTGCACCGACAGATCCGGCAGCAGATCCAACAAGCACACACGAAATTAGTACAACTGGTACAGGTTACACACCAGCAGGCGGAAAAACATTAACAAATGTTACACCAACTGTAGATGGAACAGTAGGTATTACAGATTTTTCTGCTGATGTTTCTTGGACAAGTGCTACAATTACTGCGCGTGGAGCATTAATTTATAATGACACAAACGGAGATAGAGCAGTTATGGTATTGAATTTTGGTGGAGACAAAACAGCAACAGCTGGAACTTTCACTATTTCTTTTCCAAGCCCTGCAGCAGCAACAGCTATTTTACAATTAGCATAGGATAACTATGGTATTTAAAGTTAATGATAGAGTAAAAGAAACCACAACTACGACTGGTACAGGTGCGGTAGCACTTGGAGGTACGTCAACTGGTTTTGATACTTTTGCTACTGGTATTGGTAATAGCAATACTACTTACTATACTATCGCTCATCAAACAGCCGATGAATGGGAAGTAGGATTAGGTACACTTGATGGATCTAGTGCTAATTTAACAAGAACAACTGTTTTTACTAATTCAAACGGTAATACTAGTCAGGTTAATTTTGCTGCAGGAACTAAAGATGTATTTGTTACTCAACCTGCAAGTAAAATTATGGAAGAAATTTTAACTACTCAAGGTGATGTTTTGTATGCGTCCTCAGCAAATACACCAGCAAGATTAGCTAAAGGATCCGCCAACCAAGTATTAGCAATGAATGCAGGAGCGACTGCACCCGAATGGCAATCACCTACAACAGGTGATATAACTGCTGTAACAGCAGGAACAGGATTATCAGGTGGTGGTTCATCTGGAGATGTTACAGTTAACTTAGCAAACACGGCTGTCACGGCAGCATCATACACAAATGCTAGTCTAACAGTAAACGCTCAAGGACAATTAACCGCGGCATCATCAGGAAGCGCTGGTGCATCGGCTGGCTTTGCCATTGCAATGGCCGTGGCCCTCTGATATAAGGATAATATATGGCACAAAATTTTAGAAGATATACATCAAACGCAGTAGGAACAAGTCCAGCAACTTTAGTCACAGCTAACTCTTATGATACTATTGTTGGTATTTCTGTATCAAATATTTTAGGATCTACAATTCTTGCAGATGTCTACATTAATGATGGAAGTAATGACATTTACTTAGTTAAAAATGCGCCTATCCCTAGCGGCGGTGCTTTACAGGTATTAGCCGGCGGTGCAAAATTTGTTATGCAAGCCAGTGATGTTTTAAAAGTTAAATCAGATACAGCTTCTTCCGCAGATGTGTGGGTTTCAGCAGTTGACGATATAAGTACATAAGGAGGATTAATTGCCTTACATAGGTAACATACCAGCAGAAAAATATGCGGCGTTTAATGTCCAGTACTTTACAACAAGTGCAACTGACACATATACATTAGACCGTGCTGTAGCCAATGAACTAGACATACGTCTAGTTATCAATAACGTAATTCAAGAACCAGGATCTGGTAAAGCATACACAGCGGCAGG